TGGCGATCATCGTGCGCGGCGCCATTCCAGATCAAACTGCTGATCCGATTGCCGAGAGTATGCACGCCAAGATCATGGCAGACCAATCAGTAGGTGGCTATGCCATGGCCATCGAGCCGCGCGGCGAGCAGTTTGACATGATCAGCGCAGACCAACCTGGCGGTGTGATCGCTTGCGACTATGAGGTGAGGTACAGGACTGGCCTTGCAAGCTTGGTAAGCTAGTGATGGCAAAACCTAGACTATCCGTGAGCAACAAAAAGCTCCCGCCACTGCCATCTGCCGGCGGCACTTATGTGCTGAACGACAAAGGCACCGAATGGACATTGCACCAGCAAACCTCCGACCCGCTGATTCCTGCGACCGATGGCACTGACACGCAACCGCCTGCTGCTGGCGAAATCTGAATCGAGCTATGGCGTGGTGCCGTCACCGGCGCCAGCCGGTACTGATGCGGTACTGATCAGCAATCTTGAAGTGTCACCGCTCCAGCTTGAGCTGAAGGACCGCGAGCTGGTGCAGGGCTACCTGGGCAACACAGCGCAGGTGGTGGGGCAGACCAGCGTTGGCGTGAACTTCAGCGTGGAGCTGGCAGGCAGCGGCACTGCAGGCACTGCACCGCGATGGGGCTCACTGATGAAGGCATGTGGGTTCTCGGAGACTGTTGTCACCAGTACCAGCGTGACCTATGCGCCAGTGAGCAGCAGCTTCAGCAGCGTGGCGCTGGACTTCAGGAACGATGGTATCAAGCACCTGATCCTGGGCGTGCGCGGCAATGTGGCGATTGAAATGAGTGCCGGTGAAATTCCTAGGTTAAATTTCACTTTCATGGGGATTTATGCGGCGCCAACTGCTACGGCAAATCCGGCAACAACATTTACCAATCAATCAACGCCGGTCGCAGTCAATGCCGACAACACCACCAGCGTTAGCGTGCATAGCTACTCCGCGTGCATGAATGCGTTTAGCCTTGATGTGGCGAACAATATGGTGTTCCGCCAGTTGGCAGGTTGCACGAAGCAAGTCATGATTACGGATCGCGCGCCAAGCGGCTCGATCACGGTTGAACTTCCTGCGCTTGGCACAAAGGATTTTTATACCATCGCAGCTGCGCAGACTGCTGGCGCCATCAGCTTCCAGCATGGCCAAACCGCTGGCAACATTGCCACATTCACGGCCAGCAACTGCGCATTTGATTCACCAACGCTGGAAGACGGCGATGGTATTCAGCACATTGTGCTGCCATTCCGTCCGCTGCCTGGCAGCAGCGGTAACGATGAAGTTTCCATTGCGCTGACCTGATGGGTTTCATCCTTGAGCAAACGCCGACCTTCTCCTGGCCGATCACGATTCGGGAGCAGGTAGACAACGGCCGCTACCGCACACATACGTTTGAGGCAGTCTTCAAGCGGCTGCCGCAAAGCAGGCTGGAGGATCTTGCAATCAACTTCCAGCAGCTGCGCCATGCCGTCAAAAACGACGACCTGATTGATCGGATTCCTACCAGGGAGATTGCCAGCGAGATCCTGGTGGGTTGGAGCGGCATCTTCGAGGCCGACAACACCACGCAGATCCCGTACTCCGAGGAAACCAAAGCGCAGCTGCTGGAGGTGGCCACTGTTGCTGAGATGTTGGTGCAGACCTACATCGAAAGCGTGGAGAAGGCCAAGGCAAAAAACTGACCGGCGCCGTGGATCACCTGTTCCGCGGCGAGAAGCCAAACGATGACCTGCTGGCTGACGCAGCAGAGTATGGCATCGAGCTGCCAGAGGCTATGTTTGCGCCGCAGCATTTCAAGCTGTGGCCTGAACATGCTGAGGTGGTCGATCTGTTCCTGCGCTGCATGACGCAGTGGCGCCCTACCAGCAATGGCGTGATCGGCTTGGACTATGGCGTGGTGCTGCAGCTTGCTAGCCTGTATAAGATCAGCGACCCGGCCGTAGTGCTGGAGGATTTGCAGGTGATGGAACTGCACGCCAGGGCGCAGATCAACAAGCAGTTGGAGAAGCGCTGATGGCCGTGATGGAAGCGCTGCTGAAGATCAAGGCATCGGTTGATGGCGAAGGTGCTGTGACGGCACTCGCCAAGGGCATCGGTGGCTTGAAGAAAGGTGCAGAGAATGCCAGCAGCGGCCTCGGTGGAATGCTCAAGAGTGCCGGCGGCCTGAGCGGCGCGCTGGGCAGCCTGGTGCCATTGGTGAGCGGCGTTGGCCTGGCGGCCATGGCCAAGGGCGCCATTGATGCAGCGGACAATCTGAATGATCTGTCGCAGAAGACAGGCGTAAGCGTTGAGAGCTTGAGTCAATGGCAGCAAGCGGCTGAAGCAGGAGGGACAACTATTGATGTCGTTGTGAAGGCAATGACAAGCCTGTCTCGTGGGATGGTTGCAGCTGCCGGTGCAACTGATGAGTATGGGCAAACGGCTGAGCAGGCGCTGCAGGATGCAACGCAGGCGGTAGAAGATGGCGAGAATCGTCAGGTGCAAGCTGTCAAGGATGCTGCCGACGAACGACTGGCGGCACTTGAAAAGGAATCAGATGATCGACTGCGAGAAATCAACAAGCGATACAAAGCAGAAGCAAGACTGCTGGGTGATTCGTTTGATGATCAATCAAGACAGGAAGCCGATGCAGCAAAAGATAGACAACAGCAGGAAGAACGCGCAATAAAGCGTCAGTTTGATGCGCGTGCCAAGGCAATTAAGGATGATAAGTATCTGACTGACCAGCAGAAGGAAGCAAAGCTGCAAGCATTGCGCGACGAAGAAGACAGTGTGCTCAAAACGCTGGACCGTGGCTACCAGCAGCAGCAGACGCAACGCACACGGCAGTTTCGTGATGCACAGCAGCAGCAGGAAGATGCGCTTGAAGAGCGCAAGCGTGCCGAAGAAGAACAGATCAAGACCCGGATCAATACAGAGAAAAACCTGACCAAAGAGCATGCTGATGGCCAGGTGAAGCTGATCAAGCAATCAAGCAAAGAGCAGATCGAGTCCTTGAAGGAACTGGCTGAAGGGCCAAAGGGTGTAGCTGCAGCATTAAAAGAGCTTGGCATCAGCTCAGTGGATGCTGCGGGCAAGCTAAGAGATCCAAGCGATGTGATGAAAGACATTGCCGACAAGCTGAGCGCAATGCCAGATGGAGCGAAAAAGACAGATCTGGCATTTCGGCTGATGAAAAAATCAGGCGGCGAAATGATACCCGTATTAAATGGCGGCAGGGAATCTATTGAGAAGTTTATCCCTACGATAACAACAAAGTTCGCCAGGCTTGCCGATCAGTTCAACGATAAAACAGTTGAGCTGATGGCCAACATGATGCAAATCAGCGTGAAGCTTGGCACTGCATTGATGCCAGTGCTCAACACAATCACTGATCTGGTCATCTCGTTGGCCACTGGTTTCAGCAGCCTGCCGGATTGGATGCAAGGCACCATCGCAGCCGTTGGCGGCCTGGTGATCGCGCTCGGGCCGCTGGTGCAGATCCTTAGTGGTGCAATGGTCGTTATCAAAGGGATTGCAGCGTTGAAGCTTGGGGCCACCATCGCCGGCTGGGCAGCTGCTCTTGGCCCCGCGATGGGCGTCATCAGCGCTGCATTCTCAGGATTGCTGGCCTTCCTGAGCGGCACCGTGCTGCCAGCGCTGCTGGCGTTCTTCTCTGGCCCTGTCGGCTGGACGGTGCTGGCTGTGGCGGCGGTGGTGGCGATGGCCATCGCATTCCGCGAGCCGCTGGGCAAGTTCATTACCTGGCTTGGCAGTGTGTTTAAAAAAGGATGGGATGGCTTTGTGAAGAACATCCTAGAGAAGCCAGTCAAGGCGTATTTCAAGTGGTGGCGCAGCAACTGGGAATCAGCGGTGAAGTTCGTGACTGGATTGTTTTCAGGTATTGCCAAAGCATTGAAGGCGCCATTGGATGGCATCGTCAGTATTCTCAGGAATACACTGCGGCTGGCCTTCCGAAATCTCGAGAACGCATTCAATGCTTTTGTTCTTCGGTATAACAACCTCGTCGCCAATCTGAAAAAGTCACCATTCGGTGGGATTCTTGGCCTGATTCCTACTATTCCATTGCTGAACATCCCCAAGTTTGCTCAGGGTGGCATCGTCACACGTCCGACCGTGGCAATGGTGGGTGAAGGCGGCGAATCTGAATACATCATCCCAGAATCCAAGATGGACAAAGCGCTTGACCGCTTCATGGTCAAAGCGCAAGGCATCACAGCTGGCACGCGCGACATCAGAATCGACGTGACCACCGGGCCGGTTGTTCAGTTCGGCGGTGAGCAGTACGTCACCCTCAGCGACATGCAGGCCGCCATGCAGGCCACCGCCAGGAGCGTGCTAGGCACCCTGCGCAATCCATCAACGCGCATCTCAGTGGGGCTGGCCTAATGGCACGCGCGCAAGCCCAGTACCTTCGGATTTACTCAGCCGCTGGTGTCACCATCAACCGCTGGCAGAGCTACTACAGCAAGGCCGTGCTGCTCAATGGTGATCTCTGGCTCAGCGTTGCATTCACAGCGCAGGGCTTTACAGAAGGCGCCAGCGGCGTTGAATCTGACATCAGCATCACAGCGCCCGCGACCGGCATTGTGGTGGGGGCATTTGAAGCGGCACTTCAGAATGCCTACCTGGTGGATCTGACCACCTATCAGTTCGATGCGCTCAACGGGAACGATGTCCCGCAAACAGGGCAGGAGTTGATCGCGTCATACACCGGTCAGGTGGTGGGCGGCAGCGGCAGCTTGACCAGTCTTGAGATGACCCTGGGCGCACCGGTTGCTGCTGTTGGCGCTCAGGTGCCACCACGCACGCTGACCAGCGCGATCATGGGCACTGGGTTCCGGCCATGACGCTTAGCACTCCATCAGCCGCGACTACCGGTGGCGGCAAAGCGCTTGGCATTCCCTTCTTTGCGCAGGATCTGAACCCAGCGCCGGTCATGAGCATTCAGGCCGGCATCGTGCCACCACCTGCCACGTCGCCACCGGCGGCGGTGACCAGGCCGCTGGATGTGGCACAGAAAGCCGCCAGCCTGGGTGATGTGGTGCCGATCGTCTTCTGCCGCCAGGTGGCCGGCGTTGGCGGTGTGCTGATTAGCCCCAGCGCAACCGAAGCGCGATTTGAGAACAGCGCCACCAATCAAGTCACAGCGTTCTACTTGCTGGTCTTGGGCGAGGGATTGATGGATTCAATCCCGGTGCGTGATGTGTTCTCCGGCGGTTGCCGCCATGGCAGCCACACCCAAACCTTCAACCGTCGCGCCGGTGATTGGATCCCAGAAAATGCCATTGTGCAGCGCAGTGGCTACACGCTGCCAAACTGCCCGCAGAACTGCGGCAGCATTGGCAGCTACCCAGGCATCTCAACGCTCAGCTTCTCGCGGCAGGTGGCTGATGGCTCAACGCTGTGGGACCGGCAGGTGCATCTGTTCATTCGCGGCGGCATGTATGTGCAGCGGTTGACGGATCAGGCCTTTGGCCCCAGCGATAACTTCGCAGACCTGACCAACTGGCTGCTTGCCAACATCGGCGGATTGAATGCCAACCTGATTGATACAGCAGGCCTGACCACGGTCGCGCGATTCCTCAGCGCCAATGGTTTGAAGTGTGACTGCGTGCTGAAGGAAAGCATCAACTACGAGGAGCTGATCACCAAGTGGGCGCCTTACTTCCTGGTGCGTGCCAGCCGCGTGCAAGGCAAACGCGGTTTGAAGCCGCTGGTGCCAACGCTGGAGGATGGCTCAATCAACACCACCAGCTCAGTGGCGGTGTATCAGTTCGATGAGGATACGATCCTGCTGGATTCGTTCCGCATCGAATACAGCGACCTGACGCAGCGGCAGCCATTCGTAGCGCAGGTGATGTGGCGCCAGCAGGCAGAAGATGACATCGGCATCATCCGCACCGTGGAGCTGCGTTACTCCGACACCGCACGCACGAACCTCTCAATCGAGACCCATGACCTCAGCGAGTTCTGCACCAGCGGAATGCACGCTGCCAGGTTTGGCGCCTACCTGTTGGCCAGCCGCGTGAACATCGCCCACTCAGTCACGTTCAAAGCAAGGCCCCAGGCGCACAACGTCAGCGTGAGCGTTGGCGACCTCGTGCGCGTCAAGCTGCCGCGCGCATCGGTAGGCGTTGGCGAGGCTGTGCATGACTTCCTCTATGAGGTGGTCACCATGGGCAAATCACTGGAAGGTGTGGTGAGCTACGAGTGCATCCACCATCCAGTAGATACGCTGGGAAGAAGCATCGTGGCAGTTGCGGTGGCCAATGTTCCCTATACAGCTGGGCTGGTGGATACCACCAAGACCGGCCCCAGCTGCGACGCTGATGCCGGCCGCGCGACGGATTCAACCATCCCGGCTGAGGTTTACATCCAAGTGATCGACCCACCGGCACCGCTTGATCCTGCTGTTGAGGATGCTGTGGTGCCATCGGATGAGGTGCTGATCGGCAACGTGCCAGTGCAAGGCACAGCAAGCGGCACCGTGACCAATCCAGATGACGGACTGGACAGCTACGGATGAGCACCTTTCCTGCGCTGGTACCGAGCAGCCGGACGTTCACGCCTGGGAGCTACCCGAACACGGCCTATCAAGGCGTGAACGGCATGGAGAACCGCGTGCGGCATTCCAACGTGCTGATTGACTCGACGCTGCAGCTCGAGTTCATCGGCCTGAGCGAGGCGCAGGTGTTGGCGATCCTGCTGCACTACCAGGCGCGCCGCGGGCCATACGGCAATTTTGGATTGCCGGCTGAGGTGATGAGCGGCGTGAGCAGCGTGGCTGATTATTCGTTGCAGGGTTACGCATGGAGCTATGTCGAGCCGCCAACGGTTGAGGATTATCCCTGCGGCAGCCATGGTGTCAGCGTGACGCTGAGCAGCTCTGTGGCGCCTACGGCGGACATCCTGCCGTTCACGACGACAATTCCTATTGGGTTAAATGCGGGCCGTGGTGCAGCTGCTAATGGCACATCGCAAACACTGACGCTGACGCTATCGAGAGTTGGCGCACCTGGCGTGATTGTTGAAGTGCCTGCGCTGGTTGCTGTGTTCAGACTGCGGTTCCCGGTTTCGTAGCCATGGCTGTAACTGTTCACCTATTTAACATCTCCGACGTTGTTCGCTATGGGATTATCCAGAAGGATAAGACTGTTGCTTTTGCAGGCAGAAACCCCTTTTACTTGACCCTTAGAAGCGTTGGCATAGCGTCTACAACTGGTGGCTATGAGTTGTTGCGCGAATGGAACGGCACCTATTCCAGCGCAGGCGCAAACGAGTTGTCTACTGGCAATGGTTACACCAAGGGCGGAAAGGCATTGCAGAATGTGCGAGTTAACTACGCATCAGGCGAATTGACAATGGCGGCCGATGATGTTGGATGGAGCGCAACCGGATCCGGCATCGCCGCACGATCTGCATTGTTGTGCTACGAGCTACCGCAGGCCAGGTCAAACAATGGAGCATCGCTTAATGATCCGTACACCGCATCAATAGCGCTTGCGTTGATTGATTTTGATGCACTGCTGACTGCCAGTAATGGCACAGCCTTTACTGTGCAGTGGCCATCTGCTGGCATTTTCAAATTCACCATGGCATAAAGCAATGGCAGTAACCGTCAACATCTACCAGCAGTCTGCCATTCGGTATCTTGCAACTTATGGCATGGATCAGCAAGACGCAAAAACCTTCTGGTTTAAAAAGCTAGGAACGGTGTTCGCTCTGCTGTGCAGCACTGATGTTGCGCAGTTCGACAGCAGCTACACCGGCCGCGTTGACCAGCTGCTGGGCAGTGGCGTAACAGAACTGCCTACCGCCAACGGCTACACCAAAGGTGGTCAGTACGTGCAAAACCTTTACACCTACTATAACGGCCCTGGCCCGTTTGACTTTCTCCAAGAGTCTAGTTTAATTCGCGGCAGCAAGCTTTTAGAATTGCGGCCTGCGTCTCAAAGATTCCCAGGTTCAGGTGACACAATCAACTGCTTTAGGTGGGTGCCATCAGGCACGCTAAGCGCAAAATCATTGCTGCTTTGTTTGCAGACACCCTTGAATGCCGCAAATTCATCGGAGCCAATTTATAGCGCATCGTACCCGCTAGCAATGGTTGATTTTGGCGGCACTGTTACGGGCACGCCTGGATCTGTGCTAGCAGTTCCTTATCCAATCGTGGCTACTGCAATTCGCTGGACAATAGACTGAATCACCAGGAGCGTGCAGCATGGCTTCCTTTGTCTACAACTCGGTGCTGACTGATCTGATCAACGGTGATCTGGATTTTGCGGTTGACAGCTTCAAGCTGTTGCTGGTTGGCGTCGGCTACACGGCCAGCAAGGACGGGCACGACCGGCGCAATGATGTGAGCAGCGAGATCAGCGGCACTGGCTACACCGCTGGCGGCAACGCCACCACCTGCACCATCACCAACGACACCAACAAGAAGATCCTCACCTTCTCGTCGGTGTCGTGGCCATCAGCCACGTTTACAACTGCAGGCGGCGTGATCTACAAAGCGCGCGGCGGTGCCAGCAGCGCCGATGAACTGATCGCCTACCTGGACTTCAGCGGCGAGGTGGTTTCCTCCGGCGGCACCTTCAGCGTCAGCACCAGCGTGATCACGCTGTCGAACTGATGGCCACGTTCTGGGAGGAATGGGACTGGCAGCCGCAAGAGCCATTCCTCTATGGCGCGGTCACCACAGCGTCATACCCAACACTGACGCCTACCGGCCGCAGTTACAGCATGGGCCGCTTTGCCGTCTCGCGTGAGGTTGGCTTTGGTGGCGGGCAGGTGAAGTTCCTGCACAGCAGCCGCGTCAGCAACCTCACCATGGAGCTGAGCTATGAGAACCTGACCCAGGCCGAGATGGCCAGCATCCGCGATCACTACCGCGGGCAGCAGGGTTCATTCGTCAGCTTCCTGCTGCCGGCTGAGATCTGGGCAGGCCAGTCCAGCGTGTCCAACATCGTGCCGGCTGGGATGCGCTGGCGTTACCAAGAGCCACCAGAGGAGTCGCAGAAGCGTGGTGGGTATGTGGACACCACCGTGTCGCTGGTGACGGATGGCACATGGCTGCCAAGCATTGAGCCGCTGCCTGGCTTCGAGCTTGGCGTGAATGTGATCTGGATTGCAGGCGCTGCAACGCAGACCGGCGAGATCGACCTGGTGGTGAATGTGGAGTGGGCGGCTGGGGCGGCTACTGGAACCGCAGCTGATGATGATGGCTTTGCGGCGTCGCTATTCTGGAATGAAGATCAATACACCACCTGGCGGTGATCAATGGCAGCGCCAAACATCAAATCAGGCAGCTCGGTCACGACGGTCACCGGCAAGACCGTGGGCTATGCCGTGACCACCTCGATGGCTGCGGCGCTGAGCAATGGCGCCAGCAGCGGCAAGGTGTTGAAAATCAATTCGGTGTACTGCGCCAACGTGGACGGCGCAGCAGCAGCGGACATCAGCCTGGAGCACTACAACGGCACTACCGGCTTCGCCATCGGCAAGACCATCGCCGTGCCAGCGGATGCCACCCAGGTGCTGGTTACCCGCGAGGCGTACATCTACCTAGAGGAAGGCCACAGCCTCCGCGCACAGGCCAGCGCTGCCAGCGACCTGGAGCTGGTCATCTCCTACGAGGACATCAGCTGATGTTGGGCTTCAACGGCGGATTGATGGGCGTTCGGCGCAAGCAAGACCCCACAACGCCAGGGCTGTGGTTTCCAAACGAGCGAGCAATTATTGTTGGTTCGGATTCGTACTGGGACAACGTGTCCCTGCTGCTGCACATGGATGGCAGCAACGGCAGTACGACGTTTACAGATAGCAGTAGCAATGCGCTGACTGTCACAGCCAACGGCAACGCGCAGATTAGTACAGCACAAAGCAAGTTTGGCGGAGCAAGCGGGTACTTCAATGGAACAAGTGATTCTCTGACGTTTACGGATCCAGCGCTAGGGACTGGTGGCTTTACGATTGAGATGTGGATCAAAACCAACAGCAGCGTGCAGTACGCGCAGTTAATTGGCAACGAAGCAAGTGGTGGATTTAGTGGTTATACCCTGCTGATCAACAATGACAACGCATCTGGAGGCAACGTAGCTTTGTACATATCAGGGTCACTTGTAGCCTCAAGCTCCACCGGAGACTGGTCAGACGACACCTGGCATCATGTGGCCTTGACTCGTTCTGGCACATCAGTGACGATCTGGACCGATGGCACAAGCAATGGCACCGGAACAAGCTCTGCTTCAATGAATGGCAGCAGCCTATGCTATGTGGCTCGTAACAATGAGGTTTCGCCACGCAACGTCATTGGCTACATCGACGACCTCCGCATCACCAAAGGCGTCGCCCGTTACACCGCCAACTTCACACCACCTGGGGCGGCGTTCCCTGACGCATGATGATCTACTCCCACCGCCAATCCACCCCAGCACCACTGCCGCACCGCATCCGCTTTGCGGACGGCAGCACCCGCACCGACAGCAGCACCTTCACGCCTGACGAGCTGGAGCGTGCCGGTTACAGCGGCCCCTACCAGCGTCCCGAGTGCAACCCCAAGCTGGAAACGATCGACTGGGACGGTGAGGCGCTTGAGTACGTCGTGCGCCCCTACAGCTTCGATGAGCTGCAAAAGCAGCACGCCAAGGTCCGCGAACGGCGCATCGAGCTGCTGCAGTCCTGTGACTGGACGCAGATTGCTGACTACGACCTCGGCGCCGATCGTGAAGCCTGGGCCGCCTACCGCCAGGCCCTGCGCGATCTGGCTGATGCTGCCAACCCGTTTGACATCACCTGGCCGCAGCCGCCTGCACCCTGATGGCTTCCTTCGTCTACAACTCCTGCATCGATGACATGGCGCGCAACGCCATCGATTTCGATACCGACAGCTTCAAGGTCTTGCTGGTCTCCTCGTCCTACAACGCGGACAAGGACACCGACCTCAAGCGCTCTGCCGTCACCAACGAAGTCAGCGGCACTGGCTACACCGCCGGTGGCATCAGCGTGCCTGTCACCGTCACCAAGGACACCGCTAACGACAAGGTCACCATTCAGTTTGCAGCGGTTTCCTGGACCAGCAGCACCATCACCGCACGCGGCGCGGTGTACTACAAATCCCGCGGTGGACTAGCAAGTGCTGATGAGCTGGTTGCCTACAACGACTTCAACAGCAACATCACCACCAGCAACGGCACCTTCTCCCTGGCGGCCAGCACGCTCACGCTCCAGAATTAGACTGTCGGCAGCTGACAACTTTCGATGACACCGGAAGACATCACCAGCATCGCCGTGGCATTGCTGGCTGGCTCTGAACTACTGGCAATCGTGCCCGGCATTCGCGCTAACAGCTGGACCCAGCTGATCCTCGGCGCACTGCGTGGCATTGCATCCCGCAAGCGGTGACTGAGCCAACGCACGGCGAGATCCTCCGCGCCATCGGCGTGCTGGAAGGCCAGCTCAAACAGCTGCTGGATGCCGCCATCTCTGACAAGACTGAGCGGAGCGGATTAGGCGTTCGCGTTGGCCGCCTTGAAACGCGCATGGCGCAGGTGGTCATCCTCGCTGTTGTCGCCGCCATGCTCAGTCCTGTCATTTGGTCCGAGATCAAGAGCGCATTCGCTGATCGGCAGTCAGTACCGCAGCACCTGCAACGGCCATGACGCAACCACTGCGGCTGATTGACTTGTTCCGTTACTTCAAGGGCCTGCCGCATCAGCTGGCGGCGATCAGCGAATTGGAGGCTGCCATCGGTCCGCGCCTCCTGAGCCGCGATCAGCCATGGTTTAAGACTTGGAGCACGGCCGGTGTACAGACCGACCTGGCTGATGCGATCCAGATCATCAAGGAGTTCGAGGGCTGCCACCTCAGCGCCTACCCTGATCCGCTCAGTGGCGGCGATCCGTGGACGATCGGTTACGGCACCACGCGATTCCCGGATGGCAGCGCCGTGCAGCGCGGCGACAAGATCAACGTCATCGAAGCTGACATGCTGCTCCGCCTGGAGGTGGACCGCATTGCAGACCGCCTGCGTGCGATCCCGCACTGGGCAAGCATGAGCGATCCGCAGCGCTGCGCATTGATCAGCTTTGCCTACAACCTCGGCGCTGGGTTCTACGGCAGCACTGGGTTTGAAACCATCAGCGCAGCATTGCGCGATAAGGATTGGGTTGCCGTGCCAGCAGCCATGCTGCTCTACCGTAACCCTGGCAGTGCCGTTGAGGCTGGCCTGTTGCGCCGCCGCAAGGCCGAAGGCGCACTCTGGCAGAAGGGTATCCCGCAACTGCAACAGCAGGGCATCCTCCTGCGCGTCCCTTATGAGGCGCAGAATGATAATGCCAGCGGCACTGGCTACCGCGAATGCTTCAGCAGCAGCGCTGCCATGGTGGCCAAGTTCTACGGCAAGGTGAGCGGCGACGATGCCTATAACAAGATCCGCGCACGCTTCGGCGACACCACCGACGCGCAAGCGCAGATCAAGGCGCTGCAATCGCTGGGGCTCAACGCGCGGCTGCGTACCAACTGCAACTCTGCCGTGATCGACACCGAGCTAGTGGCCGGGCGCCCCGTGATGGTCGGCTGGCTGCACAAAGGGCCTGTCGGCGCACCTACCGGCGGTGGCCATTGGTCCGTGATTATCGGCTCCACCAGCAGCGCCTACATCCACAACGATCCGAACGGTGAGGCCGACATGGTGAACGGCGGCTACGTCAACCACGCCAAAGGCGCAGGCATTGCCTACAGCCGCAAGAATTGGCTGCGCCGCTGGGAGGTTGATGGCCCCGGTACTGGCTGGGCCATGCTGGTGTCATGACCTGGGCAAAGTGGCTGGTTATTTCATGGTCCATTGAAAAAGAGCTGCGCATTGAGGCGCAATCACGCGCAGCATTCACGCATGAAAACGCTGATGATGTACGCAAACTATGCGCATCAATCATCAAGCAAAACGCATACCAAGCGCAACTGATCAAGCAAGCGACTGCTTATATCTGCGAGCTGGAACTAGCTGCGATGATAAACCAACCGCAGCCGCAATCGGCGCATCGTGCGGCGATGTCGATCGCCCACCGCGCTGCGCGTTACACCAAGCTCCTTGGACATTTCGTGTTGAGTTTGCTGCGTCGCCCCAATGCCGTAATACCCACAGACGATCTTTCTATCTAAGTCATTCAACTCCATCAGCGACAACTGCAAGTGCTCGCCATACTCCTGGTGCAGCTCTTCAGGTGCTGGTTCATCGGCAATCAAATCGCCTAGCGCTGAACCTGTATCGCTTACCTGTTGATCCAAGCTTGAATGCGGAATATTTCGCATCACGTAGCTTTGCACTTCATGCTGCGTGATGCCAAGTGCATTGGCGCATTCAGCAGTTGTCATTGACTTGCCATGCTGTTGCATGTGCTCGCGTTGCAGCTTGGCGATCTTGTACGTCGTATCTAAGATGTGCTGCGGCACACGAATCAATCGCTCTTTGGTATCAATCGCGCGTGTGATTGATTGCCGCACCCACCAATAGGCATAGGTGCTGAACTTGTAGCCCTTGGTGCCATCGAACAATTCAACAGCGCGATTCAAACCGATGGCACCTTCCTGGATGAGGTCCATCAGTTCCAGGCCATTGCACTTCAGCCGAGTGGTGTAACGCTTGGCGATGTGAACTACTAACCGCAGGTTGCAGTTCATCATGGTGTCACGCGCGCGCTGACCGCGTTTGATCGCACGCAGTTCTTCTTTCGTGCGTTCGCCTTCCATGGCTTGCAGTTCAATCATGCGCCGCACCTGGCGCGATAGCTGAATCTCCTGCTCACCAGTCAGTAGCGGAAACCGGCCGATCTCGGCTAGGTAATCCTTCATTGAATCAGCGCTCATGGTTCAGGTCATCAGTGTTGTCCCATTCGGGCACCAGCGTCGCGCTCAGGAACTGAGCATCAGGGCATAGTTCCTTGGCGCTGGTGATGGCGTGCGCAAGGTCACGGGCCATCAGGTGGAGCGGTGTGGCGTGGCTGAAGGCCACGCGGTACAGCTGGAGCGGTTTCAAGGCACCGGCAGCGCCCAGCAGGGCAGCCAGTGGGTGTATTTGAAAAACGTGCTCCCCGCTGGCCCGTGTCGTTGCAGATGCCAAGTGGGAGTGAGCAGATCGTGTTCAGGATTGGCTGCCTGCTTGAGCCACCAACACCGCCCCTCCGCATCGCAATCGTCCGGCCCCGGCAGGCGCTTGCTCACCGGCACCGGCTCAATGGCGGGGCGGCCCCAGCGGGCTAAGGCGGCGCGGACGCCTTTGCGAAATTGCTGACGCTCCATCAGCTCATTGCCGAAATCGTCGGTGTAACAATGTTCAAAGAACTGATCGTCAAGCTCCTCATCCGTCGGCCCCTGCGGCTCGGGCTGGGCCTCCAGGGCGGCGGCAGTACGGTCAAGCATTGAGTAATCGGGATCACACTTAGGCCATAAACTTTCGTTTGCCGCTATTTCGCCTGCCTGCTCAGCGAACAGCAAAAGCTCAGCGCACAGCGCACGAAAGTCAGTCATTGCCACCCTCCAGCTCGGCGGCGATGGCGAGAAGCTGATCGCGCACTTTGCAACGATTGCGAATGGCGGCAAGTGATAGCGATCTCTTGTCGATGTCGCCTGGCTCCGGCACCACCTGATCCGCAGCAGCTCGCAGGGCGGCGGCGATGCGACCTTCCAGCTCTGGGCCGGCGCAAATCCCGGCATGACGCACCGCCTGCGCGGCGGGGGAGAGAGGTTTAGTCATTCAGGAAGCGCCTCCAGTGCGCGGCGCTCCCATGCCCAGGCCACAGCCTGCTTAGCGATGCGCTGGTCCGACTCAGCCAGCGTGGCCTCACCACCCAGGCTCGACCACTCCTCAACCAAGCCACTCGGCAGCTCAGGAGCGGAACCGCTCAGCACATGCTCAACCCACGCGACGTGAGTCATGACTGCGTGCGGTCCAGGTGGCAGACCGTAGGACTCCTGCCACCACCTGCGGAATGCTTGCTCCATCAGAACACGTCCTCCTCGACCTTGACGCGCGGCAGGAACTCAAACCGTTGCACACTCAGCACGTGCTTGCGGCGCTTGGTGCCACTGTCCTTATCCTGCCATTCCTGCATCCGCAGGTTGCCAGATACAAAGATCGAATCACCTTTCTTCAGCTTGTCCACAATGATCTCGGCGGTCTTGCCCCACGCTTCAACATCAATCGCATTGTTGATGTATTCGCCATTCTTGTCCTTGCCCTCCTGAATGCCACCGCCGAAGTTGCAAACCATAGTGCCGCTTTCAAATACTTTCAGCTGTGGCTCGCTGATGATGCGAACGATGCCGGATGCGTAGAGGCTCATGGGTTGATTGGTGTAATGGAGTTGGATTCTTCAAAGGCCAGCACATCAGCCAGCGGGTACTGCACCCGTGGCGTGCCGGCCGGCGTAGCAAGGCGCGGCAGGGTCACATAGCGTGGCCCTGAGCCCCGCGCGCGCTGGCCTTTGATGGTGCTCGGCTTGACACCCCAGCGGGCGGCTAGTTGCTCAGTGGTCAGGTACGGCTCAGTCATCATCAAATGCGCCTAAGTCAGCTGGTGCGGTCAGCTCAGCCTCGCGGCTGAGTGCCAGCTGCATCAGCTGATCATTCTGCTCATCGCTCAGCTCACCCTTGCGGGCCTCCATGCGTGTGGTGACCTTGGCCAGATCGTCCATGGTCTTGGCCTTGGCAATGGCAGCCTTGCCAGCAGAGAACAGCTTGGTATCACCGGCAGGCAGTGCAGGCGCTGCAGTAACCGTGACGGGTTGCACCTCGACCTGCTCCATCTCATCGGTGCTATAGACGCCGCTCAAATTGGCGGGGAATGCCTTGCGCAGTGCCAGCGCTTCAGAGCACTTGGCAATCATCGCGGCTGGCATCTTGGACCACAGGCCCTGGCCGGCGTTGTAGTCCGCGAACCGCGCCACGCCGGTGAATGGATGCGATGAGCCCTTGCGCCAGATCGTGGTCTTGGCTGCGGCAGGTGGCTTGCTGCTGATCCATACATCAGACCACTGGCCATCATCACCGCACCATTCGGTGTGGCTGCCGTCCAGCTCGCCAGTGCGCTCGGCAATGGCGCGCAAGCCGTCAATGCCGGCCTGAATTTGCATTTTTCCCCCACGCTTGATGGCGTAGATCTGCTTTGAGAACGGATCCAGGCCAGTGCGCTGGCAGGCGTAGGCGAAGAGGCGCAGCTCGTCACTGCTGCAGCCTGGCGCAATGGTGGTAGCGATCAGCTGCGTCTGCTCTGGTGTCCAGAGCGCAAGGGAGCTAGAAGTCATCGGATGTGATGGTGTCAGAGGTCTGCAGTGCCCACCGCGGCAGGCTGATGGTCTGCGTGCTGTAGCCGGGCCATTCGCTGATCGCGCGGCAGTC